TCGCAAGGGATGACAGACTTACTTTCCGCCGCCGGCGTTCGGAGGACCGCGTGACACTGTTCAACGGCTCGGAGTTCGACCGCTACGACGCGTTCCGCGATCGCAAGGCGAGAGAATCTCGCGAGATTTCCCTGTCCGGTCGAGACATCGGCCCCTTGCCCGACGTCGTCGACACCGATCGGAAAGCCGCCTGCGAACGCGATCTCCGCCTGTTCTGCGAAACGTATCTCGCCGATTCCTTCACCCTCGCCTGGTCACCTGACCATCTCGTCGTGCTCGAGCGAATCGAGCGTTCCGTGCTTGACGGCGGGCTGTTCGCTTACGCCATGCCGCGCGGCTCGGGAAAGACGACGCTCACTGAAGCCGGCACGCTCTGGGCTCTCTCGTATGGGCATCGCCGATTTCCGGTCGTCGTCGGCTCGGACCGCGACAGCGCAATCGAGATTCTCGATTCGATCAAAACGACGATCGAAACGAACGATCGCTATGCCGAAGACTTCCCCGAGATCGCGCACCCGGTCCGCTCGCTCGAGGGAATCCACCAGCGAGCCGCCGGCCAACTGCTCGACGGCGAGCAGACGCGCATCGGATGGACGACGACGGAAATCGTGCTCCCGACCGTCAAGGGATCTCGAGCGTCGGGCTGCATCATGCGCGTCGCCGGATTGACGGGACGGATTCGCGGTCTGAAACACAAGCGCACCGACGGGACGGACATCCGCCCCGATCTCGTGCTCATCGACGATCCGCAGACCGACGAGAGCGCGCGATCGCCGAGTCAATGCGCAACGCGCGAACGTCTGCTCAGCGGCGCGATCCTGGGGCTCGCGGGCCCTGGGAAGAAAATCGCCGGCCTAATGACGATCACCGTTGTCGCGCCCGACGACCTGGCGGACCGCGTGCTCGACCGGAAGCGACATCCGATCTGGCAAGGCGAGCGTATGCGGATGGTCTACGAGTTCCCGACGAACACCGGGCTCTGGGCTGAATACGCCAAACTTCGCGAAGAAGGGCTCCGGAGCGGCGCGGGCATGAAGCACGCGACCGAGTTCTATCGCGCGAACCGATCCGCGATGGATGAAGGCGCGCGCGTCGCCTGGGCGGACCGATACGAGGCCGACGAACTCAGTGCGATTCAGCACGCGATGAATCTCAAACTGCGCGACGAGGCGGCGTTCTGGGCGGAATACCAGAACGAACCGCTCGCGGCGGAGCAGACGGCCGACGACATGCTCGCGCCGGCCGCGATCTGCGCGAAGGTCAACGGGCACAAGCGCGGCGAACTCCCGATCACGGCGACGCGGCTCACCGCGTTCGTCGACGTCCAGGGAAAGGCGCTGTTCTACTCCGTCGTCGCCTGGGAAGACGACTTCACCGGATATGTCGTCGACTACGGCGTCTTCCCCGATCAGCGCGTTCGACCCGGAACGATCTACACGCTCCGCGAACTCCGCCGGACGCTCGCCGACGAGATCGACGGAGCCGGTCTCGAGGCGCAGATCTACAACGGTCTCGAGCGGCTCTGCGACGACCTGCTCGGCCGCGAATGGCCGAGAGACGACGGCGCGAAGATGCGCGTCGAGCGTTGCCTTGTCGACGCGAACTGGGGCTCGAGCACCGACATCGTCTATCAGTTCTGTCGCCAGAGCCGGCACGCGCCCGTTCTCATGCCCAGTCACGGACGATACGTCGGCGCGAGTTCGCTCCCGATGTCCGACTACAAGCGGAAGCGCGGCGAGCGCGTCGGTCTCAACTGGCGCGTCCCGCTCGTCTCGGGCAAGCGGGCCGTCCGGCATGTCGTTTACGACTCGAACTGGTGGAAATCGTTTGTGCACGCGCGACTCAATGTCGCGATGGGCGATCCCGGCTGCCTGTCGCTCTACGGCACGAGCGGCGAGACGGCGACGCACAAACTGCTCGCGCTGCATCTCACGAGCGAGCATCGCGTCCGGACCGAAGGGCGAGGACGCAGCGTCGACGAATGGAAGATGCGAGTCGAGAGCGCGGATAACCATTGGCTCGACTGTCTCGTCGGATGCGCAGTCGCCGCGTCGATGCAGGGCGCGAGCGTTCTCGGCGAGTCGACGACGCCAGGGAAGCCGCGATCGCGGAAGCGCATCAGTCTCGCCGAGAAGCAGCGAGAGCGGAGAAACCGATGACGAACTCGCGCAAGCCGAAGGGCCCGAAGCAACGCCCCGACGACGAGAACGATCCGCCCGTCGGCGTCCGATGTCCGTCCTGCTCGTGCGCACATGCGCCGGTTTACTACACGCGCGAGAAACTCGGGCATGTCGTCCGCGTTCGCGAGTGTCGCAACTGCGGACGCCGGTTCACGACCAGAGAGCAAGTCGGCTAACGATCGACGATCGACCGACGATCGGCCACAAGTTCCATATCTGGAACAATCCGCTCCGCCACAGCGCGTCCGGCATTGCGTGCGCCCGATCTCCCCGTAGCGTGACGCACGATGGCCGAGCAAGACCTGTCCAACTCGATTGCAGAGAACGCCGCCGCCCCGAAGCGCGCCCAGGGCGACTCCGGCTCCGTCGAGATGCACTCCATCCAGGACCAGATCGCGGCGGATCGGTATCTCGCGAGCAAGCGGGCCGCGAAGACGAAGAATCGCGGTCTGCGGATCTCTCGGCTCTCTCCGCCCGGCGCGGGGGAGATGGGATGATGCTCCGTCTGTTTCGCGCACGAAAGCAGGCCGCATCAGCGACGCGAACTCCCGTCGAAGTTCCCCGGCTCGACTCGCGACGCGCCCGTCTCTCCCGCGCCGTGCGGAAAGTGCTCGCTTCCTACGACGCCGCCGAGACGAACGACGGCAATCGGCGACACTGGGCGAACGCGAACGGCGAAAGCGCCGATGTCGCGATGTCGCTCGAGCGGCGCCGGCGTCTGCGCAATCGCTCGCGCTATGAATGCATGAACAACTCATATGCGCGGGGGATCGTCAACACGCTCGCGAACGACTGCATCGGGACGGGCCCGCGCCTGCAAATGATGACGGGCAACAAGGCGATCGACGAAGCGATCGAATCCGCGTTCGGCGACTGGTGCTCGGCGATCGGTCTCTGCGACAAACTGCTCGCGATGCGCATCGCTCGAGTCGAGAGCGGCGAAGTTTTCGCGGTCATGCAGCGCAACCCCGGTCTCGAGTCGCCCGTGCAACTCGATCTCCGACTCATCGAAGCGGACCAGGTTTCTACGCCCGATCTCCCCGCCAACGACCGCGATCGCGTTGACGGAATCGTCTTCGACCGATTCGGCAACCCGACGGCCTATCACGTTCTCGACTATCACCCCGGCGACATGCTCTCGAGTCTCGGCTATAGCGCGATCCCGGCCGAGTTCGTGATTCACTATTTCCGCGCCGATCGTCCTGGGCAATCGCGAGGCGTTCCCGAGATCACGCCGGCTTTGCCCCTGTTCGCGCTGCTCCGCCGCTACACACTCGCAACGATCGGCGCGGCCGAGACGGCGGCGATGTTCGCCGGCATCCTCTACAGCGAGGCGCCGCCCGACGACGAATCCGACGCCGTCGAGCCGATGGAGTCGATCGAACTCGAGCCGAACTCTCTGCTCACCGTTCCGGCCGGACACCGGATGGAGCAGATGAAGTCGGAACAGCCGGTCACGACCTACGGCGATTTCAAGCGAGAGATCCTCAACGAGATCGCGCGCTGCCTGAATATGCCGTTCAATATCGCGGCGGCGAACTCGGCGTCGTACAACTACGCGAGCGGCCGCCTGGATCACCAGGGATACGACTACGCGATCCGCATCGACCGGAGGCAGATCGAGCGCGTCGTCCTGGACAGACTGCTCTCGGCGTTCCTTCGCGAAGCGATCCTTGTGAGCGACCTGCTCCCGCTCGCAGTTCGCTCGCTCGTCAGGTCCGGCGCGCGTCTCCCGAAGCATCAATGGTTTTGGGATTCTCGCGAGCACGTTGACCCGTCGAAGGAATCCGCCGCTCAGGAACAGCGGCTCAAAAACAACACAACGACGCTTGCCGCCGAATACGCCCGAGTCGGCCGCGACTGGGAAGCGGAACTCCGCCAGCGAGCGAGAGAAGTCGAACTTATGCGCAAACTCGGGCTCGCCCCGGACCAGGCGCCCGGCGCATCGCCCGGCGCGGCTCCGCCGGCGTCCGTCAACCCCGGAGACTCGGACAATGCCGAAGAAGACTAAGCGTCGCGCACGCGGCGGGCGCAGAATCACCGCTCGCTCTCTGCGGTTCGTTTCGTCGTCCGGATCGGTCACGCTCTCCGCCGCGTCGGCCGGCACGGACGCCGCCGGCTCGGCGGAAGCCCCGCTCGCGCGTTTCCAGATGCGCGCCTATACGGGCGGGCCGATGCGCGTCGGCGGATGGGCGGAGCCGATCGTTATCGACCTGCGCGGGCTCAGCGTCGGCAACAAGAGCCGGCCGATCCTTCGCGATCACGATCCCCGCCAGGTCGTCGGGCACTCCGAAGACATCCGCGTCCATGCCGGCGCGCTGCTCATCGACGGCGTCATCAGCGGCGCCGGCGACGCCGCGAGCGAAGTCGTCGAGTCGTCCCGCAACGGGTTTCCCTGGCAAGCGAGCGTTGGCGTCGACGTCCAGGTCGTCGAGGACGTTCCGGCTGGGCAGTCAGTGAGAGTCAACGGTCGCGAGTTCGCGGGCCCGCTCGCCGTCGTTCGGCGTGGCGCGCTAAGCGAGAGTTCATTCGTCGCGCTTGGCGCCGACGACGATACGGCCGCGCTTGCGGCCACAAGATCAGGAGAGTCGACAATGACGTTTGCCGAATGGCTTACCGAGCAGGGTTTCAAGGAATCCGAACTCACCGACGCGCAGCGAGCGACGCTCATGCGCCAGTTTCAGGCCGAGCAAGACCAGGACGACGACCAGGACGGCGACCAGGACGGCGACCAGGGCGGCGACCAGGACGGCGACCAGGACGACGACCAGGACGGCAACGCGAGCGCGTCGCGATCCGGCCGGCGCGGTCTGACCCGTTCCCAGCGCACCCGTCGATCCCGATCTCGCGCGAACGCGACTCTCGCCGAACTCCGCGAGCGCGAAGTCGAGGAAACGGCACGCGTCGCCGCTATCCGCCGGCTCTGCCGGACGCACCCGGCAATCGAGGCGACGGCGATCGCCGACGGATGGTCCGTCGACCGTGCCGAACTCGAGATTCTCCGAGCCGCCCGTCCGAATGTTCCCGGCGTTCGCGGGTCGTCGGCCGACGTCACTTCGCCGGCAATCGAGATCGCGATCGCCCGTTCCTGCGGCGTCTCGAGCCGCACGCTCGAGGCGCGATACCGCTCCGCCGATCTCGAGGCGGCGGACCGCGCGAGTCTCCGGCGCATCGGGCTCTCCGGCTTGTTTATGGAAGCGGCCCGACTCGCCGGGAATCCCGTCGGGATCGGCGGGCTCCAGGACGAACACATCCAGTCCGCGCTCAGCGCGTCTCGATTCGTTTCGGCGAGCGGATCGTCGTCGACGGTTTCCGTTCCGACGATCCTTAGCAACGTCGCGAGTCTCGTGATGCTCGACGGCTACCGCTCCGTCCCCGACGTCACCCCCGCGATCGCTCGCAGCCGCAGCGTCGACGACTTCAAGCAAGTGAAGTCCGTCCGACTCGTCACCAAATCGGCGTTCGAGAAAGTCGGGAGCGACGGCGAACTCAAGCACGCGACGCTCGGCGAGCAGGCATACGCGAACCAGGCCGAGACGTTCGGGACGATTCTCACGCTGACGCGCAAGATGATTATCGACGATTCGCTCGACGTCTTTATGAACGTCCCGCGCGAACTCGGCCAACTCGCGATGTCGCGAAAGAACGAGACGGCGATCCAAACGCTGCTCGCCGCGCCTACGGGCTCCGACGACACCGATTTCTTCCAGGACGACATCAACTGGTTCGAGGGCGCCGACACTTCGCTCGGGATTGATTCGTTGACGGTCGCCGAGCGCGCGTTCTTCGAGCGCATCGGTCCGAACGGAAAGCCGGTTCTTATGAAGCCGAGCATCCTGCTCGTCGCGCCGAAGAACAAGACGCGAGCCGACAATATCTATAAGTCGGAGAAGATCGCCAGCGTCGAACTCGTCAACACTCCCGAGAACAATCCGCACGCCGGGAGTTTCAGACCGGAAATGTCCCCCTGGCTCGCGGAAGTCGCCGGTCTCGTCGGCGCGAACAACGAGGCGTGGTGGCTCCTCTCCGACCCGATGTCGAATGCGGCGATGGAAATCTGCTACCTGCGCGGCCAGAGCGAGCCCGTCATTCGCAGCCGCGAAACGCCCGTCGGCACGCTCGGACTGTCGTTCGAGGCCGTCTTCGATTTCGGCGTCGCCCTGCAAGACAAGATGGCGATCGTCGGCATGAAGGGCAAGGAATAACGCGAACTTTCGTACACCACAGCCGCGCGGCGGAGAGATCCGTCGCGCGGCGTTTCCTACGACCGCCAGAAACGCAACTTTCCATCGTCGTATTCTCGCCGGCGCCGTCCCACCCTCGCCGTTCTTTGTTCTCGCAGCGTAAGCCGGAGCGACTCGAATGCTCATCGTCCAGAACTCAGCAACCGCGAGCCAGCGAGCGATCGCGATCACCCTGCTCGACGCGGCGACGAATCAGCCCGTCGCCGGCCAGGCCGCCGCGATGAACACCGCCGGCAACGCCAAAGTCAAGAAGCCCGGCGTCGCCGTCGCCAACGCCGCCGGCACGTTCACCGACATCGGCGGCGGCCATTACGAATACGCCCCGTCGGCCGGCGAGATCAACGCGCTCGGCGAACTGAAGGTCTGGGCGTCCTACACCGGATTTTTCTCGACGCTCGGCACGGCGACCGTCATCGCTCGAGACGTCCACACCCCAAACGCGCTCACGGTCACCGACGAGCAGAGAATCACGCGCATCGCCGAGCGGTCCGCCGGCTTTGTCTGGTACTGCACGCCGGCCGGCGGCGGATCGGGTCTCACGCCGTCTCAGCCGACGACGCTCGCGGTCTGCGCGGCGGCGGCAACAGCCGGCGACGTTATCGTCGTCATGCCTGGTCAACACACGCTCGGCGCGAACATCTCGCTCGCCGACGGCGTGAAACTCGTCGGATGCGGCGCGGAAGTGTCGCGCATTCTCCGCGTCACGACGACGAACGATCCCGCGATTTCGATCGGCACAAACAATGTCATCGAAGACGTCGAGATCAGCAATCTCGGCTCGTCGGTCGGTCAGCCGATCGGCTCGACGACGACGACGATGCGGAGGATCTACAACTCGACGCTCCGCCGCGTCACCCTCCGCTCACCGATGGACACTGTCGTCGTTTCGACCGGGAACTCGCTCGGCCGGCACAAACTCCGGCTCGTCGACTGCGATCTCGACAGCGACTTCGACAACGTCGCGATCTTCACCGCCGCGACGGGCACGCCCTGCGACATCGTTCTCGAGCGTTGCCGGATGTTCACGCGAGGAAGCGCGGCGCGGTCCGTATATATCGTCCACCTGGCGGGCAACACCGAAGCCGTCCGCGTCTATCTCATTGACTGCATCGGCGTTCGCCGCTCCGCCGGCGGCGTCGGCGGCGTTATCGACGTCTCCGGCGGCAACGTCGAAGTCCGGCTCTCCGGCTGCATCGTCGAGGCGAGCGAACTCGGCGGCGCGGATTCGTTCTGCGTCCGCGCTCTCGACAACGCGAAGGTCATCTCCGACGGCTCGACGATCATCGACGAAACGAAGGTCTCGACGTCGTCCGGCGGTTCGATCGTCTACGAGACGCCCGAAGATGCGCTTATCCCCCCGACGGCCCCGCCGGCGGCGAACGCGTCTCCCCGCGTCGCGCTCGCCTGGCTGCTCGCTCGAGCGAGGAACAAAGTCCGCGTCACCGACTCGCTTGTCGAACTGCTCGCCGACGACGACTCGACGATCGCCGAGTTCGACCTGGCCGACGACGGGACGACGCTCACCCAGGACAAGGCGGAGAGCCCCGCGTGAGCGAGACGAACCGCCGAGCCGCGATCGGTCTGCCCCCTGCGCCCGGCCTGGACAGCGGCGCGACGCGACGTCGCGCGATGCTCTCGCTCTGGGCGTTCCTGGGCGGCGGCCCGCTCCCGGATATCGACGGCGACGGACGCACGCGATCGCGCAACGCCTGGACGACTGGTCTGCTCTCGAACAGCACACTCCCCCGGAGACGCCGCTAATGGCACGCCGAAACAACCGGATCGCGATCCCCGCCGGCCCGACCTGGACAGACGCTTACAAGACATCGCAAGCCGGCGGGAGCGACGGCGCCGTCGGCGCGGCCGAGATCCTCATCTCGTGCGCGGCCGACTCCGAGAACGCGATCCAGTATCGGCTCGAGATCCCGGCCGATCCTGCCGGCGAGAGTGCGACGCTGTTCCCCGGCGAGTCGGTCCGTCTCACCGGCCACACGCAGCCGATCCGCCATGTCGTGATGCGCGGCGTCGGCGGATCGGCCGTCGGCGGCGTCGAAGTGCTCTCCGTCTGAATCACGAGTCCCCACACACCCCGCTAGGAGCAATCGAACATGATCGCGAAGCGCATCCAGGAAGGAAACACGCTCGACTACACGCCGAGCGTCGCAATCTCGGCCGGCGACGTCGTCGTCCAGGGCGAACTCGTCGGCGTCTCCGCGAACGACATCCCCGCGAACGAACTCGGCGCGATCCAGGTCGACGGCGTCTTCGACTTCCCGAAAGCGGCCGGCGTTTCGACGGCGATCACCGCCGGCGCCAACGTCTATTGGGACGTCGCCGAAGCCGTCGCGAAGACGAACGCCGAGTCGGGCGCGAACAAACTCATCGGGAAGACGGTCAAGGCCGCCGGCGACGCCGACGCGACCGTCCGCGTCCGTCTCATGCAGTAAGCGAAGGGAGACGGCGTGTCCGACCTGCTCAGAACCGGCTCCGCGTGGCTCGAGGCGAAACGCAAGGCGCATATGTCTCGCGCCGTCGTCTACGTTCGCGGATCGTCGGAGATCGCGCTTAGCGCGACGGTCGGTCGGACCGAGTTCGAGAACGTCGACGAATACGGGATCGTCCGCCGGAGCGAGTCGCGCGACTTTCTCATAACGGCGGACGATCTCGTCGACGGCGAGACCAGATTCGAGCCGGCGGCCGGCGATCGCATCCGCGAGCAGTTCGGCGAGTTCTGGCGGATCTACGAAGTCGGCGCGCCCCAGGGAACGCCCCCGTTCCGCTCGAGCGACCCGGACCGCGTGACGCTGCGCGTGCATACGAACTTTGTCGGAGAGGAGCCGATCGAATGAACGCCGGCGAAGTCATCGCGCTCGTCTCCGTATCGCTCGTCTTTGTCTTTGGCGTGCTCGGCCTGCTGCTCCGCGCCGTCAACGTCCTCGTCGCGATACGCGTCGAACTCGCGAAACTCGGCGGCGAACTCTCGCACGTTTCCCGGCGCGTCGACCGGATCGAACGGCTCGTCGAGAGCGAGTCGGAGGGCTCCGAGTGAGCAGTGATCTCGCCCAACTCGCCGACGCGATCGTCGAGTCGCTCAACGCGGCGGAGTTCTCTGTCCCGTTCTCGGCCGTCCGGAGGGCGATCCCGACGCTCGACATTGGCACGATCGGGACGGACGTTCTCGTCCAGGTCATCCCCCGCTCGGCGGAGTTCGAGTCGGGATCTCGCTCGAGCGTCTACGCCGATCTCGTCATCGACATCGGCGTCCAGCGCAAGATCGCCCCCGGCGCGACAGGACCGATCGACGAACTGCTCGGGCTCGTCCAGGCGATCGGGAATCATCTCCACCTGCTCGACTTCGACGACATCGGCTCCGAAGGGAATGCCGCCTGCTGGCGCACGATGTCCAACGACCCGATCGTCGCACCCGAGCATCTCGTCAAGTTCAGCGTTTTTACGAGCGTTCTCACGGTCACATATCGCACTCTGCGAAAGAAGTAAGGAGCGGGATCTATGGCTCTCCGACTCGGCATGAAGGGCGTCGTCAACTACAAAGAGGGCGGGCAAGCGGACGCCGGCGACTGGGCTGCTCTCTCCACGGTCCGCGACCTGACACTCAATCTCGAGGCCGGCGAAGCGGACGTCACGACGCGCGGCAATAACGGATGGCGCGCGACGCTCGCAACGCTGAAAGACGCGAGCGTCGATTTGGAGTCGATCTGGGACCCGGCCGACGCTGGGCTCGTCGCGCTCCGCGACGCCTACCTCAATAACGAACTCATCGGGATTCAAGTTCTCGACGAGGAAGACGGCGAAGGGCTCCAGGCCGACATGATGGTCACATCGTTCTCCCGCTCCGAGCCGCTCGAGGAAGGAATGACGGTCGCGATCTCGATGAAGCCGACTTATTCGGAGACGGCCCCGACCTGGGTTGTCCCGACTCCCCCGTAAGCAACGGTCGCACGCACACC